GATGCAGTATGGCTATTGATATTTTAAATATTGAGCCAACTGTAATTAGTAGAGATTTAAAGGGAAAGTACGTATTACTTTATGGTAAGCCAAAGAGCGGGAAAACCACAGCGGCCTGCTCTTTCCCTAATTCTCTTTTGATTGCTTTTGAGAAAGGCTATAATGCTATTGGTGGTATTAGAGCGGCAGATGTAACTCGTTGGAGTGATTTTAAAACAATTCTGCGCCAGCTCGAAAAACCAGAAGCACGCCAGATGTACGAAACTATTATTATTGATACTATTTCTATTGCTTGGGATTATTGTGAGCAGTTTATTTGCGCACAAAATGGTGTGCAGAAGATTGCTGATATTGCCTGGGGTGGTGGATACAGTGCGTGCAAGAAAGAATTTGAGTCTAGCTTACGGAAGATTACATTACTAGGTTATGGACTTGTTCTGATTTGCCATAGTGGTTCGCGCATTGAGAAGACTGCGGAAGGTAATGAGATGGAGATTATATTTCCCGATATGCCAAAGCGCGCGGCTGAGATTTGTAATGGACTTGTTGACGTTATTGGTTATATTGGCGGAGAGTATAATACAGAAGGGGAATTTGAGAGGTATTTATATACACGCGAAACCCCTAGTTTGTTCGCCGGCAGCCGATTTAAATATCTCGCGCCAAAGATCAAGTTTGGATATACTGAATTAGTTAACGCTATTGCGGATGCTATTGAGATGTCAGAAAAGATTGACGGTGTAAAAGTAGTAGATAAAGCAGAAACCAAAGTCGAAGAAAAACTTGATTTTGCTACTGTAAGAGCTGAAGCTGCGGATTTATGGGCGAAATTATTAGAACGAAATGAAGAAAATGCTAATATTATCTTAAAGAAAATTGAGATAATTATGGGCCATAGAATGAGGCTTTCAGAATTTACAGAAGACCAAGTAGACCTGTTGAATCTTGCTGTGAATGAAATGCGGGATATGCTTTAAAATTAAATATAGATATAATATAGAGCAGGCTAGAAATGGTCTGCTCTATTAAATTTGACTTTTTTTTAATTCTATGGTATAATATACATAGGAAAAGAATAGGAGAAAAATTATGCCAATTTGTAGAGTATGTAAACAAGAAATAGATAAAGAATTGGATGATTGGGTAATGCCGTCACGTAATTGGTACTATCATAATATATGTTACGATAATTTTAAAAAAGAAAAAGAAATTAAGTCTGATGAAGATTATATTGATTTAATATTTGATTATATCGCACGTGATCTAAAAGTTCCTTATGATTATTATAAAATAAAAGCATAGATAAAAAATTTTATAAAAAATGGAATGACGTGTAAAGGAATATTATTTACTTTAAAATATTATTATGACAGATACAGTAAAGAAAATTGGGATAAAGGATATGGAGGAATTGGTATAGTACCATATTTTTATAAAGAAGCAACAGAATATTGGACAAATATCGAGCTTAGAAAACGCGGTAGTTGTGAACTTATAGTACAACAAATTAAAAGTTTAAAAGAAGTAGACAAAAAAGAAATTAAATATAATCCTATTCAAAAGAAAAAGAAAAAAGAAGAAATAGATTTTTCTGAAATATTAAAGGAGGACGAACTTGATAGTTGATAAAAATTGTATCCAACAAGTGTTGGGTGGAATAATTAAAAAACCAAGTATATTAGTTGAAACAGAAAAATATAGTTTATCAATTCAAGATTTTAGTTCTACTTTTGAAAAAGTTATCTTCCAGGCAATTAAAGGATTATATGAAAATGGCGCGAAATCAATAAATATAATTGATATTGAAAATGCATTAGATAGTAATGCGGGCGCGAAGAAGATATATGAATCTAATAATGGGATTGAATATCTTCAAGATATAGATAGTTTTGTAGATATAGATAACTTTGATTATTATTATAATAAATTAAAAAAGATTAATTTACTTCGCGATTTTCAAAGACAAGGAATTAATATTTCTCAATTCTATATTGAAGATTTAACAAATGAAAAAGCATATGAAGTAAATAGTAAATTTGAAAGTTTATCTATTCAAGATATTATAGACGGAATAAAAAAGAAGATATTAGGTCTTGAAAATAACTATATTAAGAATGACGCAACAGAAACAAGAGACGTTTTTGAAGGACTAGAAGATCTACTTAGTAGTATAAAAGAAGGAAATTCTGGTATCGGTATGCCGCTACAGGGCGCGATATATAATACAGTTGTAAGTGGTGCACGTCGTGGCGCGTTGTATATTCGAAGCGGTGGAAGTGGCGTATCTAAAACTCGACAAGCAGTAGGTGATGCATGTTATCTTGCTTTTCCTTTTAGATATAACTTTACAGAGTGCGAATGGGAACAAGCTGGTAATAGTGAGAGGGTATTGTTTATCGCAACGGAGCAAGATTTCAGTGAAATTCAGAAAATGATTTTGGCCTATGTTAGTGGAATTAATGAAGATAGGTTTAAATATGGGAATTTTACAACTTTAGAAAAGCAAGTAATAGAAAAAGCGGTAAAGATAATTGAAAAATATAAAGATAATTTTCATATTGTGCGGATGCCAAATCCAACAATTGAATTAGTTAAAAATATTATAAGAGAAAATTGTTTAATTTATAATATCGGATATGTATTTTATGACTATATTTTTATTGGGCCTTCTTTGCTTGGAGAATTTAAAGGATTTAATTTAAGAAATGATGAAGTTCTTCTTATGTTTGCAACGGCGCTGAAAGATTTGGCTGTAGAACAAAATGTATGTGTAATGACTTCAACGCAGTTAAATGCAAAAGGTGATGATAATCAAAATATAAGAAATGAAGGAAGTCTGGCCGGTGGGCGCGCGACGATAAATAAAGCAGATATTGGTGCGATTATGGCGCGACCTACAAAAGAAGAATTAGAAGTATTAGCAGATGTAATTAGTAATTTTAGTGATAGTCCAAATATAGTAACAGATATTTACAAAGTTAGAAGCGGTGTATATAGTCAAACTCGAATTTGGTCATATGTAGATTTGGGTACGTTGCGTAAACAAGATTTATTTATAACTAATAATCGTCTTGAACCAATTGAATTTAATTTTACTGGAATAGAAAGAATGAAGAATTGGGAAGATGATGATTGGGAAGAAATAAGAAAGTTAAATAGGGAATTAAATGGATTATAAAGAAATAATTAATAATTTAAAACCTGAAGCTATAATAAGTTTAATGGAAAAACTTGGAGTAGATAGATATTCGGATAGAGGGGATTATATTATTTTTCCAACAATATGTCATAATATAGATGTTGAAGAAGCTTCTATGAAATTATATTATTATAAAAATACCCATCTTTTTGTATGTTATACTAATTGCGAAAGTATGAGTATTTTTAAATTTTTAAAAGAATATTATGACACTAGAAATATTCCATATAATTGGTATGAAGATATTTATAAAGTTATATTGGATTGTTCTTCATTTAAACCAACGGAAGGATTTGAAACAGTCAAATATAATAAATTAAGTGATAGATATAGGAAACGCAAACAAGAACAAGTATTGGAGATATATCCAAAAGGACTAATAGATATTTTTATAAAGAAATATCCGATAGAATGGTTGGAAGATGGAATTAGTAAAGAAGCGATGGATAAATATAATATTCGTTTCTCTATTCCACAAAACAAAATAATAATTCCGCATTATAATATTTATAATGAATTAATAGGAATTAGAGGGCGCGCGCTTGACCCAGAAGAAGTAGAGACTATTGGTAAATATATGCCAGTACAAATAGAAGGGAAGTGGTACGCGCATCCCCTAAGTATGAATTTATACGGATTAAATTATAATAAAGATAATATACAAAAATATGGAATTTGTTATGTTGGAGAAGCAGAGAAATTTGTGCTGCAAATGGAAGAATTTGATTTTCCTAATTGCGGAGTGGCTGTCTGCGGCAGTCAATTTAATAAGTATCAATTAAACTTATTAATGAAAACTTGTAAACCCAGAGAAATAGTAATTTGTTTTGATAAAGAAGAAAAACCAGGTGAAGACAAGTATTTTAATAAATTATATAATATGTGTAGTAAATATAAAAATTATTGTAATATGAGTTTTGTTTATGATACACGAAATTTATTAAAGCTAAAAGAAAGTCCGACTGATTGCGGACAAAAGGTATTTGAAGAATTAGTAAGAAGGAGAGTTTTTGTGAAGTGAAATATAAAGTTAAAAATACAACTAATATTAAAAACAATTATGGAATAGGCGTATTGAGCGCGCGAGGCATAGAAGATATTCAAGATTTTCTGAATCCGACTAAAGAACATTCTTTGCAGGATTGGAGAGATTTAGATGATATATTCGACGCTACAGAAATATTACTAGCTGCATTAGATTGTGATAATCCTAAATTTGCGTTAATAGTAGACTGTGATGTTGATGGATTCACATCTGCCGCGATATTATATCAGTACATAAAAGATGTAAAACCAGAAGCTGAAATAGACTACTACTTGCATAGTGGTAAACAACACGGTTTATCAGATTTGTGTGACACAATTATCGACAAAGGCATTCATTATACACTTTGTTTAGTACCCGATGCAGGAAGTAATGATTATGAATATATCGAAAAATTAGGAGAACTTTGTACGCCTACATTAGTTTTTGACCATCATATTATAGAAGATACAACAAAAATTAGTGATTGGTGTGTGATTGTAAACAATCAAAACTCTCCAAAATATAAGAACAAAGATCTTTCCGGCGCGGGTGTTACATATCAATTTTGTCGTGCGCTTGATTGGAGGCTTGGAAAAGATTTTGCAAGTAAATATATTGATCTAGCTGCCCTTGGTATTTGCGCAGATATGATGAGTGCGCTCTCTGAAGAAAATCAATATTTTTGGAAAGAAGGTTTTACACATATTAATAATTTCTTTTTCCAAGTCTTATGCGAGAAGCAAGAATACTCAATGGGTGGCGTTGTTAATCCCACCACCGTAGCTTTTTATATTGTGCCTATGATTAACGCTATGATACGCGTTGGTTCAATGGATGAGAAAGATAGATTGTTCCGTGCATTTATAAATGGGAAAGAACTAGTTCCTAGTAATAAACGTGGCGCAAAGGGAGTAATGGCCTATGTAGCTGTTGAAAGCGCGCGCGAATGTACAAATGCAAAAGCGCATCAAGACAAAGAAAAACAAGCTATTGTAGATAGATTAAAAATTAAGATTAGTAATAATGACTTGTTAGATAATAAAATTTTGTTTATTCGGCTTGAAGACGATGATGATTTCCCCGCGGAGCTTAATGGGCTGGTTGCGATGCAACTTTCCGCCCTTTATAATCGTCCCACTATTGTAGCTAGATTAAATAGTGAAGGATTTGTACGTGGTAGCGCGCGCGGTCTTAACCAAAGCGAACTTACATCATTTAAAGATTTTTTAAATAGTACCAAGCTTTTTGAATATACGATGGGGCATGATAATGCATTCGGTATTTCAATTAAGAATTCTGATTTAGCTAAATTTCATAAGATAGCTAATGAAGAACTCGCGCATTACGATTTCGGAGAGAATGTATATGATGTGGATTTTGAGCGTGAAGCTTATGCAACAGATATAAAAGCTATTATTTTTGATTTAGCGCAATATACAAATATATGGGGCCAACAGAATAGTGAGCCCGTTATTGCAGTAAAAGATTTAGTGGTGCATGCGGACGATATACAAGTTATAGGAAAGAATAAGGATACATTAAAAATTAATAAAAACGGAATTACTTATATTAAATTCTTTGCAAAAGATTTAATTAATGAAATTTCCAAATATAATGAAATGCAGCTTACTATCGTTGGTACTGCAAATGTAAATGAGTGGATGGGTAATATAACGCCGCAAATACTTATTAAAGATATGGATATAAAGGAAATTACAAATTTAAGCTTTTAATTTGACTTTTTATTAGAATTATGATATAATATAATTAGAAATAAAATGAAAGGAGAGGTAGATGGAGTATACAGGTAGTATTCATACGCATACAGATTATAGTAATATTCGTCTTAGAGATTGTATTATAAAATTAGAAGATGGAATTGCGTATGCAGAAAAGCTTGGACATAAAGTAATTGGTATAACCGACCACGAGTTTACTGGTTCTTGGGTCAAAGCAAAAAGAATAGCAAAAAAACATCCAGATATTAAAGTCATACTTGGTAATGAAATCTATCTTTGTAGAAACGGGTTAAACGCGCAGAATTATAATCGAGATTACGATAGGTATTTCCACTTCATACTTATCGCGAAGGATAGGATCGGGGCGCGCCAGATAATGGAAATATCTACACGAGCTTGGAAACGTTCTTATATGGCACGTGGTATGCGCAGAGTTCCAACTTATTATCAAGATTTGTTTGATATTATAGGTGAAAATCCTGGCCATGTAATAGGCTCAACTGCTTGTTTAGGTGGCGCGCTACCTACACAATTATTAAGATATAGAGATAGTAAAAATGAACAATTAAAAGAAAAGATTGCCATTTGGGTGCAACAGATGAGCAATCTTTTTGGTGACGGTAATTTTTATTTAGAATTTCAGCCAAGTAAAAATAAAGACCAAATTTATGTAAATCAAAGACTATTAGATATATCTAATGCAACAGGTATACCATATATCATTACAACTGACTCTCATTATATTAAAAAAGAAGATAGAATTATTCATAAATCTTATCTTAATGCGCAGAATGGTGATAGAGAAGTTGATGAGTTCTATGCGACAACTTATATGATGGGAACAGAAGAACTTGAAAGCTTCTTTAAATATTTATCACGCGAGCAACTCGATAAAGCATATCAAAACATTCAAGATATAGCTGATAAATGTGAAGAATATTCTCTTGAGAAACCGCTACGTATTCCTAACTTAGAGTGGAAGAAATATAATTATCTTGCAAATGGTATCTGGCTTGATAGAATTCCAATGTTAGAAACTTTCATGAATTCAGATTATGAATCAGATAGATATTTAGCAAATATGATTATAGATGGAATCAATATGCATCCAGATTTACAAAATGAAGAAGCATATAAAGAAATTGATTTGTGTCTTGAAGATACGTGGGTTTCATCAAATGTCAATAATGCAAGATGGAGCGCATATTATCTTAATCTTCAGCGTATTATTGATGTATGTTGGGAAGCTGATAGTATCGTAGGTCCAGGGCGTGGGTCCGGCGTAGGATTCATATTATTGTATGTATTGGGTATAACACAGATTAATCCTATGCGTGAAAAGACCAAAACGTATAGATGGAGATTTTTGAATCCCGCGCGAGTATCAGTACTTGATGTCGATTTTGATATTGAAGGTTCAAAGCGCGCGCAAGTATTGTCTAAGTTTAGAGAAGTCTATGGTGAAGATTACGTAGCAAACGTGGCGACTTTTAGAACTGAAAAGTCTAAGTCTGCTATATTAACTGCGGCACGAGGATTGGGTATTGATGTAGACATCGCGCAATATATCGCTAGTCTAATCCCCGCAGATAGAGGTATGTTGCGTAGTCTCGACCAATGTATGTATGGAGATACTGAAAATAACTTTTCTCCAATTAAACAATTTGTTTATGAAATGACAGAGAACTATCCAGAACTTTGGCAAGTCGCGCATGGAATTGAAGGCTTGATTTGTGGTAGCGGCATTCACGCAGGTGGAGTTATTTTTGTGGATGAACCATTTACAGAATCTACTGCATTGATGCGCGCGCCTGATGGCACAATTTGTACGCAGTTTGAACTACATGATAGCGAAGCAGTTTCTTTGATTAAATATGACGCATTGTCTGTTGAAGCAATGGATAAAATTCATAATTGTATTAATCTTTTGTGTGATTATGGATACGCAGAACGTAAAAATAGTCTAAAAGAAACTTATGAAAATATAATTGGTGTATATAATATAGAGCGTGACGCGCCGGATATGTGGAAAATGGTTTGGAACCACGAGATTCAATCTCTATTCCAAATGGAAAAACAATCTGGTATAGCAGGCATTGCACTATTAAAACCCACATCCGTAGACGATTTGGCCACTTTAAACTCTGTTATTCGTTTGATGGCGCAAGAAAAGGGCGGTGAAATGCCGACTAATAAGCTCGCGCGATTCAAAGCGAATCCGGAGTTATGGGATAAAGAGATGGAGAATTGGGGCTTAAGTAGTGATGAACGCGCGATTCTCCATAAAGAACTTGATACATCTTACGGTATTTGTGAATCACAAGAAGGATTTATGCAGCTAGTACAAACTCCGGAATGTGGCGGGTTTGATTTGACGTGGGCAGATAGATTACGTAAAAGTATTGCGAAAAAGAATCCGAAAGAATTTGACCAGCTTACAGAGGAATATTATCAAAATATAAAAGATAAAAAATTAAGTTATAATCTTTGTAATTATGTATGGAAGGTTTTGGTCGCATATAGTCGTGGTTATGGTTTTAATAAATCTCATACTCTTGCATATAGTCTTATCGCTCTTCAAGAAATGAATCTTGCGTATAAGTATCCTATTATTTTTTGGAATTGCGCGTGTCTAATTAATGATGCGGGCGGTGATGAGGCGTCAGCAGATGAAGAAAATAATTTTGAGGAATCGGTGGAAATTTCTTGGAACAATGAAATAGAAGATTTTATATTAGATTCAGAGGACGAAAATGAAGACGATGAAGATGATGACGAAGAAGTAAAAGATAAAAAGAAGAAAAAAGCAAAAAAAATTAATTATGGTAAAATAAGTAGTGCGATTGGTAAAATGAAAATGGAAGGGATTAATATTTCTCCTCCGGATATTAATAAATCTATTTTTACTTTTTCGCCAGATCCAGAAAAAAATATTATTCGTTACGGTCTTAGCGGAATTACTGGTTTAGGTGATGATGCAATTAAAGAAATAATTAACAATCGTCCATATACATCTATTAAAGATTTACTTTCTAAAGTAAAACTTAAAAAGCCGCAAGTAATAAATCTTATTAAAGCCGGTGCGTTTGACGAATTTGGCGATAGATATAATTTAATGGAATCTTATATTGAAGCCATTTGTGATGCAAAGAAGCGGGTAACTTTACAGAACATGCAAATGATGATTAATTTTAATATGATTCCAGATAAATATAGTTTCCAAGTTAAAGTTTTTAATTTCAATAAGTATTTAAAGAAATGTAAATTTGATAATAAATTTTATTTTTTAGATGAATTTAGTTTTCCTTTCTATGAACAAAATTTTGATATGGATTTATTAGAAAATAGAGATAATATATTCTTTTTGTCGATATTGAAATGGGATAATATTTATCAAAAGCAAATGGATATTATTCGTCCATGGATAAAGAAAAATGCGGATGAATTATTAAAAACATTGAATGGGTATTTAATGGGCGAAACTTGGAATAAGTATTGTCTTGGTTCTATCTCTAAATGGGAAATGGATAGTACATCTTGTTATTTTCACGCGCATGAACTTAGTAAAATAGATTATGATTGGTATGGATTTAATGACTTTTTTGAGTTACCATTAACTCCAGAGATAGAAAATCAAATAAGAATTAAAAATAAATTAATTCCTATTTTTAGATTAAGTAGAATTTGCGGCACGGTTCTTGACAGAGATAAGAATAAAAAGAATGTAACATTATTAACTCCAAGTGGAGTAGTAACAGTTAAAATTTATGGCGACGCATTTTCTCATTATGATAAGCAAGTATCTGAACGAGGGGCCGATGGGAAAAAACACGTAGTTGAAAAGTCTTGGTTCCATCGCGGTAATAAGATTATCGTGACTGGTATTCGTCAAGAAGATGGATTTTTAGCTAAGAAATATAGCCGAACTCCATTTCATTTAGTAGAACTCATAACTAATATTAATGAAGATGGAACTATTGATTCTCGCGGCGAACGCATGGAGGTTACAGAACATTGATAGTTGGTTTATGGGATGCGGATTTTATGAAATATAAGTAGCCAGTTTTCAATTTAGAGCTTATGAAGCTGGCTACTTATTATAAACAAAAAAAAGATATAGTTAAATTGGCTCCAATATTTGACCCATATAAATATACAAAATTTATTTATCGAAAAGATTGGGACGATGGAGATTACCCAAAAGAAATTTTTTTAGATAATGTAATGTATGGCGGACGCGCCTTTGGGGGAAAATATAAACCTTTAAGCTTAGATATAGAGCGCGCCCAACCAGATACTTATCTATATCAAGCATTTAGCAAAGAATTTCATGGAATATAGTTGAGTTATTTTAATATGATGTAGAACTCTGCGCATATTAGACTTTCTTTAGATGGAGAAACAATTTGGCAAGATTATAAGAAAAGTTTTACTTTTAACAGTAAAACCCGAAGTTTCTTTTTCCATGATTATGATTTGAATAAAATACAAAATAGCGCTGAAGAAGTTAAAAAATTAATTGAAAGTGACGGTAGTAAAGTTGAGCGTTTTGTAGGAATGAAATTTCCCGTTCAAGTCAATAATAAAGCTGACTTAGCGCAATGGTTAACGCTACCTGGCGCGCAGGTATATTATTCAATTCAGTACAATGGAATTATGGATGAAGAAGCTTTCAAAGTTTTTCTTTCTGGAAGCTAGCTATAGAGCCGTAACTTAGACTATATCGTAACTGCTTCACTATCTGGAGAGGATGATTTTATAAAGAATGGATTACCAATAATTTATAAATAGCTCTTAATTTCATAGATGCACAAAAAAAGAATTCTACTTAAATACGAAGACGATTTTTTCTAGGATAAAAGATGGGAAGACTTAATCGAGTATTTAAATGAATATAACAAAGCGGATGTCACGCGCAGAAGCAAGGTATCAAAAACTCTTTTTTATTATACCAGTCATATATTAGATAAATAGAGTATGTACAAACCTAGATTCTCACGTGACTATATAGCTGAACTTTTTGAAATGGTAAGAGAAAAAAATTATGATGTATTTAAAATGTTTTATGAAAGTACGGGAGGAGATTTTATATGAGTCCTTTAGAAATACATGAAAAAATAAAATTTAATAATAAATTAATTCAAGATATGTTTAATCCCAATCAGTTTGTCCTCAATAATACAGTAAGAGATTTATTGAAAGAAAATGAAAATCTTCAAAAACAATGCCCGCATCACTTTGTAAATGGGTATTGCGAATTTTGTTTTATGGAGGAACCAAACAATAATGATTAAACTTTATAGTACACATTGTCCAAAATGCAAAGTTCTTACAATTAAGCTTACACAAAAAAATATTAATTTTGAAGTTATAGACGATATTAATACTATGCAGAAGATGGGGTTTAGAAGCGCGCCAATGCTTGAAGTAGATGGAAAATTAATGGATTTTGCTGGGGCGCTTGCTTGGGTAAAGGAGCAGTAATATATGAATATTAATATTAGACTTGATAAAAATTTTACAACTTAGTTCAATAAATTACAAGAAAAGTATGGAGAAGAATTTGCACGCCTTAACGGTTTAAGTGATGAACAACTTTCTTATACGGATTTTATTTCTAATTTTATTGAATCTGAAACAGTAGCCGATGCTTCTGTAGATAGTAATGCTAATGTTGGCCATAAGGATATAGTAACGCTTCTCAATGAAATGCCTAAGCCGCATCGGAAACTTCTTGCACTCCGCAAGATTTATTATGAAATGAATAAGACTTATGGTTTTAAAATTGCTAATGACTGGCTCGAAAAAGAGTGGTCACGTGCGCTATATATGCACGACGCAGATACTTCTACTTTTAAACCTTATTGTTATGCCTATGACCTTAAAGACCTTGCCGAGCGCGGTCTATTTTTCCTTGAGGGGTTTAATGCTGAACCGCCAAAGCACCTTGGAACTTTTATTGATTTTGTAAAAGAATTTATTAGCTATAATGCTAATCGTACTTCTGGCGCTTGCGGTTTACCTAATCTTATTCCTTATATGTATTATTTTTGGAGCCGTGACGTAAAGAATAATTATTTTACACGTGACCCCGAAAGCTATGCAAAACAGCATATTCAGCGCTTTATCTACGCAGTTAATTAGCCATGCGTGCGTGATGGTATGCAAAGCGCATTTACTAATACTTCTATTTTTGACCACGAGTATCTTATGGCACTTTTTGGCGGTTCTACCTTCCCTGATGGCGAATTTATGGTAGATGAAATCGAAGGCATTATGGATTTCCAAAAGTTATTTATGGAAGTAATGAGCGAGATTCGTGAGCATAATATGTTTACTTTTCCAGTTAATACTATTTCTCTTTTGAAAGTGAACGGTGAGTTTAAAGATGAAGAGTTCGCGCGCTGGGCGTGTCGGCATAATATGAAATGGAGCGATAGTAATATCTTTGCAGATAGTAGCGTTAATTCACTTTCTAATTGCTGCCGCTTAAAAAGTAATATTGAAAATCTTGGCTATTTTAATTCCATTGGCTCTACTGCACTTCGTGTTGGTAGTGTAAAGGTATCTACTATTAATCTCGCGCGCATCGCTTATGAAAACAAAACAGAACGTGAATATTTAAAGGCTCTTCAAGAGATTACTGAGTTGGACCTTAAGGCGCTTGATTGCGTACGTCATATTATTCAGCGCAATATTGAGAAGGGACTCCTTCCTAATTACTGCGATGGCTTAATTGATATTAATACATAGTATAATACGATTGGCGTGCTTGGTGTTTATGAAACTATGCGTGCGTTTGGTTATACAAAACAAGATGAATTTGGTAATACTTATTATACAGAAGAAGCATATAAATTTGGAGAAAAAATCTTTAAAGTAATCCACAATACTAAAGACCTCTTTAATATTGATAAAGATTATAGGATTAATCTTGAAGCCGTTCCAGCAGAACAAGCTGCTGTTAAAATGTAGAAGGCAGACGAAATGTTATATCCGGAAGTAGTAATAAAAGATTTACCGCTTTATGGTAATCAGTTCTTACCGCTCGGTATTAAGGCCACTCTTCAAGAGCGTGTTCGTATTGCCAGCACTTTCGATAGTTATTGTAATGGCGGCTCCATCTTGCACGTAAATATCGAAGCACCATTTACTAATTTCGATCAAGCTTGGAAGATGTTAAATTATATTACAGATGCCGGGGTTACTTATTTTGCTTTCACAACAAAAATACAAGCTTGTAAAAACAACCATGCTTTCTTTGGAAAGGTTTGCCCAGTATGCGGTGAACCAGTAGCTACAGAATATAGTCGTATCGTAGGATTCTATACTCCAGTTCGTACATATTCAAAAGAACGCAAAGCTGAATGGTAGATGCGCGAGTGGGAGAATGTAAATGAAAATCAAATACTTAGTTGAAGAAGATTTTGTAAATTATAAAAAGCCTTCACTATTTATTGGTTTTCCTACTTGTAGTTTTAAATGCGGAGAAATGAATTGTTAGAATAGTTCATTAGCTCGCGCAGAAGATATTGAAATTTCTAAAGAAAGTATTTGTAAAAGATATAAAAGTAATGAAATAACTGAGGCTTTTGTCTTTGGCGGTTTAGAACCTTTTGATAGCTTTATGGATTTAATAAGTCTTATAGATTGTATTAGAAATAAATATAATATAGAAGATGACAT